AGGAAGCCATAGTAAACTTTCGGAAAGCAAGAGGACTCAGTATAAACGGAAAGCAATTTTTCGGAAAGCAATACTTAAAAAAGAAAAGCGAGAACGGCAGTTTTAGGCGTACAAAAATAGCTTTCGGGCATTATAAACTGCGGAGCAAGATAGCAACGTCCTCGCCGTAATCGGCATAAATCAAGAAGGGGGACAGGATAGGGACACCCCGCTACCCCGCATGAATGCTACCTATTCCCTACTGTCCCTATATGTCCCTACTACATATAAGGAGTTATATACTAAATAGAAAAGAGAGAAGCAATAATCACATCATTATTGCTTCTCTCTTTCCCATCTGTGGCAAAAGTACAGTAAAAACAGTGAGGGTTTGGGGGACAAATAGCAAAAGGTAACGACTTGATAGCGTGGCGCCCTATGACCGCCGCCTAAAACGCTAACGCAAATGGGGGGGCCACTGAGGAGGGGCCACGTTCTAGGCGGGGACAACTTGCAACTTTTTACATGCGGATTCCGGCCTGCGGCACACGCTGGTCGATGCGGCGTGCAACTTTTTACATGCGGTTTTTGGAATGGGTTTTGCAACTTGCAGAAAATTACCTGTTGATTACGCGACCCGGTAGCCGGAATGCAAAAACTTGCAACCACGCCGCACGACCCGGTAGCCGGAATGGGTACTACGCAGCAAGTATTTTGCGCTACAATCCGCTAATCAGATATTGAGAGGTGGAAATATGCCGCGCAAGTCGCCATTGCCAGAAGCAACATGGGAAATCATCGGGTGCCGCTACCTTGCGGGAGATAGCGCCCGTGCTTTGGGCCGCGAATACGGGATCACAGAGGGGGCGGTGCGTAACAGATTCTCAGTGCGCAATACGCAAATAAAAGCCGTTGCAAATCAACTAGTTACGGCGGAGAACGCATTGCGCGCGTTGCCATACTCTACGCAGCTTACCGCGCTGGACTATGCAAACTCGCTACGCACCCTGCAGAACAACATGCTGGCCGGCGCCAGCCATAGCTCCGTGACCTTCGTGCGCTTGTCGTCGCTTGCAAGCGCCATGACGGAAAAGGTCGACCATAGCAAATCGTTTGCCGAAAACTACGAGGAATACAAAGCGATCGCTGCTGTACAGCGCACGGCAAACGATGCGGCGACGGTGCCGACCGCGTTGCTGAACGCCAACAAAGACGCCGCCAAGCCTCCAGCCCCGAACGTGCCCGTCGGCCTCGACGCCTTCTATGGGGGCCAAAACCCCGACAACCAGGGCGAATGACGCATGCCGCTTGATTCCGACAAGAAAGAAGCGCCATCCCTTAACCCGGCGCTCAAAGAGTTCTGGCTGGCCAAACGTGCACCGGACGGGTTGCCCGTGCGAAACAGAATTCTGTACGGCGGTCGGAGCTCGAGCAAGACATGGGACATCGGCGGCTTTGCCGTCTACCTGGCCTGCAATTTCCAACTGCGGTTTTTATGTACCCGGCAACTCCAAAACCGGATAGACGAGTCGGTACACGCGCTGCTCAAGATCCAGATTGCGCGCTTCGGGCTGGACGACCAGTTCAGCGTCACGGCCAACAAGATCGAGAACCTGCGAACGGGTACTGTGTTCGTGTTTTACGGCATTCGGCACCACATCAAACAGATCAAAGGCTTTGAGGGGGCCGACGTGCTTTGGATCGAGGAAGGCGAAGACCTGACCAAAGACCAATGGGAAACGCTCGAGCCGACGATCCGAAAACAGGGCTCTCAGGTCTGGATGGGGTTTAATCCAAACATCGTCAGCGACTTTTCGTACACCTACTTTGTGCAGAGCCCGCCGCCGGGCACGATCATCCGCAAGATCAATTACGATGAGAACCCCTACCTGTCCCAGACCATGCTGGCCGTTATCAAAGCCGCCAAGGCGCGCGACTATGACGACTATGTGCACGTCTACCTGGGCGAGCCGCTGACCGACGACGATTCGGTTATTATCAAACGCTCTTGGATACTGTCGGCCGTTGACGCGCATAAACGCCTGCGCCGGCCCGCGACCGGGCGTAAGCGCCTAGGGTTCGACGTCGCGGACTCGGGCGCGGATAAGTGCGCAACGATCTACGTGCACGGCTGGGTGGCCTTCGGGGGCGATCTGTGGCAGGGCAAAGAAGATGAGCTCATGAAGTCTTGCAAACGGGTATGGGCCGATGCCCGGCAGCTGGGCGCGCACGTTACCTATGACTCTATCGGCGTCGGCGCGGGCTGCGGGTCTAAGTTCCAAGAGCTCAACGAAGGCGTTTTTGATGGGAAGCTGCAATATTCAGCCTTCAACGCCGGCGGCTCGGTCTGGAAGCCCGATGCCATTTACGAACATGGCGTAAAAAACGAGGATCACTTCCACAATATCAAGGCGCAGCAATGGTGGCTGTTGGCCGATCGGTTTCGCAATACCCATTCGCTAATGGAAGCGATCCGGCTCGGGGAGCCGTTACCGAAATTCAGCGATGACGAATTAATTAGCATCGACAGTGCTATACCAAATCGTACCCAACTCATTAACGAGCTCAGTACCCCGAATAAAGAATTCAGCGCGACGGGTAAGATCAAAGTGGAATCCAAAGAGCAATTAGCGGATCGGGGGATAGCGAGCCCCAACTGTGCCGATGCTTTTTTAATGGCGTTTTGCCAACAAGATGCGCCGATGCGAGTTTCAAGCAGCGCAGTCGATCAAATGCGAATGCGGAAAACAAGATAGCGCGCATGATACTATTCGGAAATACAGAATAGATCGGCAAGCCATGAACCGAAAGCAGCGCAAACAAGCCCAGATCCGCGCGACCCCGGCACCCGCGCCGGTTACCCCGACGTCGCAGCGCGTATCCGTTGACGCTGTTCTCGGCATGCGCGCGCGGCCGGCCACTACCGGCGCCAAGACAGCCGAAGACGTAGCGCGCTTATTCCGGCCTGCAGAACCGGGTCGCGGTGTTCTGCCCGTCGGCACCACGGGCCAAAGCCTGGCGATGGATGCAGGCTTTTCACCAGATAACAGTATGGACTTCGGCTTACTGGCCAATATCAACGGGGCATTCAACCAGGGCTACGCCTGGCCCGGCTTCCCGATCCTGAGTGAATGGGCGCAGGTTTCCGAGTTCCGCAAGCCTGTGGAAACCTATGCCCGTGAAATGACGCGGGAATGGATCGAGCTCACATCGACGGGCGACGAAGACAAGACGGAAAAGCTTGCCAAACTCGACGCCGAATTCAAACGACTGAACGTGCAATCTGTTTTCCGCAAGGCCATGCAGCACGATGGTTTCTACGGGCGCGGGCAAATATTTCTCGATATGGGCATGGAATCGGATTCACTCCAGCCCGACGAGCTAAAAACCGAACTGGTGGAGTCAAACGCCAAAGTGGGCTTGGGATCGCTTAAACGGCTCACGGTCGTGGACGCCAACTTTTCATACCCGAATCGGTATAACGCGAACGACCCGCTCGACCCTACGTTTTATAAGCCGATATCCTGGTACGTGATGGGCAAAGAGGTACATTCCAGCCGCTTGATTACTGTCGTGACGCGTGAGGTGCCCGATATCCTGAAACCGGCTTACGCGTTCGCCGGCCTGAGTTTGTCGCAAATGCTCAAGCCCTATGTTGATAACTGGCTACGTACCCGACAATCGGTATCGGACTTGATTCACTCATTCACGGTCTGGACGCTCAGTACCGATATGAGCGCCCTTCTGAATAATGGCGGGGCCGAATCCTTCTTTAACCGGCTCCAAATCTTCAACCTGGGGCGCGATAATCACGGCGTCAACGCCATTAACGGGGCCACGGAAAAGTTCGAGAATATCTCGGCGCCGCTCGGCGGCCTCGATGCGCTGCAAGCCCAGTCGCAGGAACAGATGGCTGCACCTTCCGGCGTGCCGCTCGTGTATTTGACGGGTATCACGCCGGCCGGCTTGAATGCGACCAGTGAGGGCGAGATCAGGGTATTTCAGGATAATTGCGCCGCCAATCAAGAGATCTGGACACCGGCACTATCCAAGATCCTCAATATCGCCCAGTTGTCGCTGTTCGGTGAAATAGACCCGGATATCGGTTTTAAATGGAATCCGCTGTACTCGATGTCCGAGCTTGAACTGGCCAATACCCGGAAAATAGAAGCGGAAACCGATGTGGTGTATGTCGATGCCGGAATCCTGGCACCGGATGAAGTACGGACCCGGATTGCCGGACAGGAAGACTCGGCGTATCATGGCCTAGATCTGAATGCCGATATAACACCGCCCGAAGAAGAAGTTACTGGCGCCGGTATTCCAGCCCCACATATGCGCGCAAACGAATTAGAGGAATAAAATGGCTTTCTTCGACCTACAAACGACAGCGCAGATTGCGGCGTTGACGACGGCGCAAATGGTGGGGCTGACGTCGACCGATATGCAATCGCTGACACCAGCGCAAGCCCCCTATCTGCCGACGGCGGATATCGTCGCTTTAAATAGCACGCAGATATCGTACATTCTCCCGGCATCGTTTGCTGTGCTCACCACCGACCAAATTGTGGCACTCAGCACCGGCGACGTGGCCACGTTGGCCACAAACCAGATTGCGGCTCTCACAACTGCCCAGGCTGTCACTCTCACGACCGCCGATATCGCCGCGCTCACTACGGTGCAGGCGCCGGCACTCAACACGGCCGATATCGCCGCGATATCCACCGCGCAAGTAGTGGCGATCACGACCGCCGATATCGCGGTGCTACCTACAGCGCAGGTCTTCGCATTCACGACCGGTGATACGCAGGCGATGACGACCGGCCAGATTGAGGCTTTCAACTCGACCCAGATTCAAGCCTTCAGCACAGGCGATATCGCCGCGCTAGGTACCGGGCAAGTGGCATCGATCTTGACGGCTACCATTCCCGGCCTGCAACTTGCGCAGATCCAGACCCTGAGCACGGCTGACGTCGCCAGCCTCACGACCGGCGAGATAGCCGCAATTGCGCCTTCGCAGATCGGGGCCTTCAGCACCGCCCAGCTGGCCGCGTTGAAGACGGCGCAGCTTGTATCCTTGACGACCGCCGCCGTTGGCGTACTCACCACGGCGCAAGTTGCAAGCCTGAGTACGGCGGCAGTTACCTTCTTGACGACTGCCCAGGTGGCTGCGGTAACCGCATCGCAAGTTGCGGCCTTGAGTACCTCACAGGTGGCTGCACAATCGACAAACCAGATCCAGGCTCTACCTGCGGGATCGATTGCCGGATTGCCGACGATCAACGTATCGGCGCTATCGACAAACCAGATCCAGGCGCTGACAACCGCGCAGCTTGCCTTTGGCATCACGCCGGCGCAGATCCCAGCCTTCACGACCGCGCAAACAGTCGCGCTCACCACGACCCAGATCGCATACGGCGTCATCCCGGCACACGTGCCGATGGTACCGACCGCCGATATCGTAGCGCTCACCACAGCGCAACTGGTCGCTATCCCGGCGCCGCTCGTGGGTGCGCTGACGTCGGTGCAGTTGGCTACGATCACGACCGCGCAATGGCGGGCACTGACGACGGCGCAGATCGCCAGCCTGGGGAGCGCGCAAACAGTGGCGATGACAACAGGCCAGATCCACAGCATGCCGACCGCGCAGATCCCGGCTCTGGGTGCGCAGAATGTAGCGGCGTTTACCACCGCGCAGCTGGTGGCGCTTACGTCAAGCCAAGCGGCAGCGTTGACCGCAGCGCAGATTGCCGCGCTTGCAGCCCCGAACTGGTATTGATATGTCGAATTTAGCCGTATTGTTAATCATGTTGGGCCAGAAGCCACGAACGGTTGACCTGGCTTGGCCTTACAAATCGAATTCTCGAGGTGCGAAATGACGTTGACAGCTAGCCAGGTGCCGCAACTCACAGACGTGGCGGGCGTCCCGCTCACCAATCAATGGTTTGATAACTCGGCTGGCGTGTGGCGTCCCGTGTCGACCAGCTACCCAGTGCCGAACAATGGTCTAGCCGCGACCTCGGCACTTCAAATAGTGGCAAATTCAACTCTTGCCACTATTTCTAACCAACTCCCTCTTTTACTGGGGCAGACTACAAGTAGCAACTCGCTTTCTGTTGTCTTTGCTAGTGACACAAGTTTGCCAGCAGGATCTAACGCGTTAGGAAGCGTTTCTATTTTGGCGGGTACGGCATTAATCGGGTCAACAATAAACACGGATGGGACCACTGTTTCAAATAATATTGCAGGTGATCCCGGGCAAAATGCTCAATTAATAGCAGGGAGTAGGCACGAGCAATTATTTTCCACAACAGTAGCGTCTGCAAGCCCAGCTGTTGATATCTCTAATTTTGCGGAAATATCAATTCACATAACGGCCCAAGGTACATCCTCCAGCGTTGCGTTTCAGCAATCAAATGATGGTGTGAACTGGATATCAATGTTCCTCGGGAATTATGGGAACACAAATGCCATAAATAATTTTTTATCATCCACCGGGACTGTTGGCACTATTTATTCAGGACCTCGCACCTCGCGGTATTTTCGAGTGAATGTAACAGGGATTAGCGCGGGGACAACAACATGCGTGATTGAGTTTTTTTCGATACCTAGCAAAACACAATCAGTATCCGCTGTCACAGTGAGTGGTTCTCCGTACCCAATGTCAGCCACGTCGCTATCGTCAAGTTCTGGAAACTTAGCAAATGCGACGGCGACAGCGAGTCTCCCTGCTGTCGCTGGGCATACTAACTACCTTACCGGCTTTGACTTTACATATAGTGGCGCTACATCAGCGGGCGTTGTTAATCTAACGGTCAGTGGTTTGCTGGGAGGAGCCAGAACATATACCATAGGG